CCACGTATCCGCGTCGGTCTCAGTAATATCTAGGTCAATGTCGCCGTCTGCCTCCGACTGAAGCAACCAAGCTTGATCAGTAACGTGCGTCAAGATGATTGCACCATCAGTGCCAATAGCCGTACTAGTTGCTGGCGCAGTGCCTGCAATGCCAATACCTGTCGCCGCATCAGATAGAAACGCTGTAACGTAACCAATAACAGCTAAATCATCACCATTCGCATCAGTCAACTGAATGCCTACGTTTATGACGTTTGTATCTTCCGCACCAATCACGAATGTTGCGCCGCAAATCGAGCCTATTGTAGCGCCCGCTTGAATGTCAACAATTCCGCCAGATTCAACCGAAATTTTGCCGCCAGATTCAACAACTAATTCGCCTCCGCCTTGCGCCATATTTACCGTAGCGCTTACGTCAGACATTAGGCTGTCCCCTCTGCAACTGATCTCCAGATTTCCTGGTCAATGATAGTCGCGCCCTGAGTAACTGGAACCTCGCGAGCCCCGTACAGTTCAGCAATAATAAATTCCACTGAAGAATTCTGTGTTGCCCGAAGCGTAGCTATTTTGATGAAAGCTTCACGCGGGTTAAGAATATCGATGACAGCAACAAGACCGTCATCAGTATCCGCAACCGTTATAGAAGTTCCTGCCAAATCTGCATAAGTGCCTCCAGTCGTCAAAGCTTGCTGAGCCTTAACGCTAGTAGCAGCGCCCGAGGTGATAGCGCCGAAGCCTATCATTATGCGGACACCTTCATACCCTGTTGTATCGATTGCATCAGACAGGATATTTGCAGCGCCTGCGGCGACCAGATAAGTGCTTCCATCTGGTTTAATGCGTCGTGTTTCAATGCCGTTTGATAAATTCATTAGTTTTTGCTCCTAAATAATGAGTGTCAGAATTAAGCTAACGTGATTCGTGCGAAAGCTTCTTCCAGAACAGGCATGCCGTCTGCAGCAGCCCGACCAATGAACCCAACCTGATTTGCTTCGGCATAAAGTTCGTTTAAGCGTTGAATAGCCAGAGTCATTGAATCAGCAATCCAATAGTTTGAGAAATCGCCAAACATGCCGACATACAAACCAGTCGTAAACGTTGAGGGCGCATTCTCTGACATAATCACAGGTCTAGCCAACAACGTATCAGGCTGGCCTGCAACAACGGAAGGTTGCCAAATGTATTGACCTTCGCCGTCCTTAAGCTTAGCGATCTGCTTAACTGCAGCACGATTAAACAACCAAGAGGCGACGTTTGCATACTGCGACTTAATGCCGTACTTAGCTTCCTGAAGGCCATCAAACTTAATACTAGTTGTTGTATTTCCTGTGCTGATATCTTGGCCCGTTGAGATACCCTGCGCAGATGCTGTAAACAATCCAAGAGGCTGACCAAATCCGGTTCCTGTCAAGAATCCTTTTTCCTCAGTAAGCGCGAACTTATAAGCCATTCGAGCCATTACCAAGGCGACCGGGTTCATTGCATCAGAGTTCAACAACTCGTTTGAAACCTTGATTCGCTTAGCAAAAGCATGCGGCGTTAGCTTACGCTTACCAAATGCCATTGAGCTGTCTTCTGTGCCGGTTTGAAGCTCAGTCGTCCATGCTGCATCCGCAATGTCAGTATCAAGTGACGGCACACCAAGACTTGCAGCGCCATTTGTTTGAAACTTAGTTGCAAGTTGACGAACAACAACCGCGTCGTCTACAGCTTGAATTAACTGCTTAATAACAACCTCTGGCGTGATAAGATAACCGCCTTCAGTATCAAGTCCGGCACTTAATGCGCGGCTTTCTTCTTGGAAGTTTCGGAACTCTTCATTAGTCCCTGTACCTTTCAAGAACCCTGTGAACCCTTCCATGATTTTAGCTTGGCGTTCTTCGGCTTCGTCTTTGCTGTCTGCTTTAGGATCAATAATGGCCGCTGTTCTTTCCGCAGCTGAGCGTTCCATTTCAAGCTGTCTTTCTTCTTGTTGGACCGTTTCACCGATCTTTTCAGAATCAGCCAAAATAGTATCATAGCGCGCCTGGTCATCTGCGGATAAACTGTCTTCTTTGCAGGCGTCTAAAATCTTCCGCCCTTCTGAGATAAGTGCCGCTCGTTTTTGTCGTAATTCTGTTAGTCTACTCATGTTCTTACCCTCGATGGATATTTTTTACTTTGGTTATTTTAGACTAAAACAGCGTCCGCTATTGTTTGTCCAGCAAATCTAATTCTAAATATAGCACTTTTTTCGCTATTTTAGCAAAATCTTGACTCTTTGCTTTCCAAGCTTCCAAACTCCTAACGCCAACAGTTGCATCAGGGTAGGCTGGGAAAGTTACCGGGCTAACGTCGCGCAATGCCGCAAAGCTTTTAATGGTTCGTACGACTCTGCCGTCTTCGTCTTCCTGCCAATCATCTTCATCAACCTGGAAACTAAAACTTGATTGCGTCACGTCGCCTCGCGCAATAGACACTAATAAATCATTAGCCGCCTGCGTATCTGGCGGCTCTACTTCATAGCGTAAGCCAATATCATCAGCGCTTATTTTAAGAGTGCCTGATGTAGTTCTGCCTAGAATAAAAGAGGGATCATGGTTAAACACTGCTCTAACATCATCGCCCATTACAGCATCAAAAGCGTCCTTATCGATCTTTTCACGGAACCCACCAAGGTTTTCTGATAGCGTATCAAAGACTGCAGCATAGCCAACAATCGTTTTTATTTTTTCGTCACCGTCTGCGCGTTCTTCAGCTATAACGGCCTGATTACATGCTCTTGTTTCAAGTTCCATTATTTAGCCCCTGCATAATAAAGTTTGTATCTGATTCAACGCGGCTTTCTTCCCACGCTTTTAGTGTGTCCAGGCTTGCGCCGTTCGACTGTATTTCTAATAGTGTTCTCGTGTAATACTTAAGCGCGTGACCTTCACCAAGTGGCTTTAGTGCGCGCTCAACAAATGACTTGTGTTTAGCATAGAATTCAACAATTTCAGCCTCACCGCCGCCAGATTCAAGAATCTTAGAAATTGCCCTTGTTTCAGCTTTGACAATTCTTTGTGCTATGTCGCGTACAAATGGCTTAATTGATCTCTGCGGATCTGGATCGTTGTTTTCTGTGTCTTGTTCTTCCGGCATTGTTCCGGCTGGTGCCATGTTGACCGGCACATAATGTATATCACCATGTTCTGACAGTGGGTTCTCATCTTCAAGCGCCAGGATATCATTTGGCGAATATACGCCCATGAAAAACATGTCTTTATAGAATGCGGACCTTTGCGCGGAGTCGCCACGTAACAAACCTTTTAGATTGATCTTAGTAAACTTGCTCGTTCTTTCGTTCGGTAGCAATAAAGCAGCATCCAAAGCCTTTTCAAATAGAGTCGCCCTTGGTTGCAACGTGTCTCCAACGTAATCTATTGCTTGCTGCTCAACATTGGCAAACTTGGCTTCCGTCATCTCAGAAAGCTTATACAGCGGAAAATGAAATATTCTTGCAATGTCGCCAAGACTATACCGCTTTGACTCTATGAGCTGTGCGTCTGCAGCGTTAACCGTAGCCGTCTTCCACTTTAACCCTTCTTCAAGAATGGCCGGGTTGTGTGACTTACCGACTCCGCTATGTCTGTCAGTCCACGCCTTAAGACGATCAAAAGCAGCATCTGATAGGTGGCTATCTGTTTCTAGTACGCCAGAGACAACAGTTCCATTTTCAAAATATTTACCGCTGAACTCATCTGCAGCCGCACCAACGCCCAACACCAAGGCGTTTTGCATGATAGGGCTAACAGGTGTCACGCCGTCGAAAGTAAAGCCACGCAAAACCATAACCTCACTCGAAAGCAGAACGCGACGTGCACCGCCAAAAGTATCCAAGTATGCAACCTCACCGTTAGTTGTCTTAAACGGCTCAACATAATCTGGATGCAGCGGTATTAAATCGGTTACTACGCCACGACCATTTTCTATTATCTCGCATACAGAAAGGCCACGCAGCAAGAACGTAGAAAAGACCATCTGTCTCCATTCCATAGAATTTTGAAATCTATTAGGCCGGATATTTATCAATGTCTGCCGTGGATCTGCTGAACGAATATTTCTAGACGCGCCATTCTTTTCAAATAAATTGAGGGGAAGCATTGCGAGCTTTTCAGATATGTCTGTCACTGCGCACCAGACGCCAGATAGTGACATTGCTGTATCATGATTGATAACAACACCGGCTTTCTTGTAATTATGTCCGCCGAATAACGCGGCTAGCGCTGGGTCTTTGGGGTGCTGAGCGCTGAATTTTTCAGCCCGTTCTGATGAACCCAAAAGCCAGTTTAAAATCATTTACTCTCTACCTAAAAATGAAACCGCTATAAGCGATAACCCGACCGTTATATAGCATGCGGGCTCGTAGATCAAATATGCACCGTAGCTAACTAATGAAATGCCCGTAATAGCTAACGCGTCAATTGTCAATGCCCTAAGCATAGCACACCAATTTATTTTATTAAAATTCATAACTGCCTAACATCGCGCCGATCGTAGACGCTCTCTTCGATCACTAAGTCATACATTGCGCGGCCTACTGCCATGATTAACGCAACAACACCGTCAATCTTGTTCTGTCTGAACTCTTTATTTGGGTAGATGTTGTCTTTTTTGTCTGCTTTCGCTGTCACATTGCCAGCCATCCAGGTTAATACAGGGCACCCATTGAAATGAAAGCGCCCTGATTCTATCGCGGCCTCCGTTTCTTTCATTGCAGGGCTCATTGTTTGTACTATCTGCCTGAACTCTACGGTAGGAACTCCCTCTTTTGCAAGATTCTGTATCAGCTGGGTAGCTTTCCAAGGGTCGTAAGTTACTTCACGGACGCTACCGGTTGACATGTCCTGCCTGATTTCCTCTTCAATTACGGAAAAATCAATCTCCGCGCCGTTAGTTGGTGTTATTAGTCCAGCTGCAACCCACTCGTAATAAGCATGGTGCGGAGGGTCTAACATTTGGTCATCTGGGATATAATATTTGCAGAATGCAAAATAGTGCCTGATCCCTTCAACAATTCGCACATAAAGCTTGAGCTTTGCAGCAATGTCGATTTTTGTAGCAAGGTCCAAAGCAATTACGCACTGATCATCTTTAAAATCTTCTTCTTTTATCGTTGGATCTGCACACTTCAACCACTTTGTCATGTTCAGCCATGCGCTTTTTGAGCTTACCCACCTGTTAAAATGCTTAATTAGTGTTGCGTTTTGGTCAGTTGCTGAGCCTTGAGCCCTCTTTTGCTTGTCTAAAAGGTATTCTTTGCTGACTGATATCCCAAAATTAGGGTTAGCTTTTGCCAGCATTTCAGGTTTTGTCCAGTCGTCATCATCATCCAGCCCGTAAATGATCCCGAAGGTTCGTTCGTCTGTGTTCGTTTTAGCA